AGGCAATGATTCGCAAGCGGGACCATAAATTTTGCGTTATATCACGTTCGACAGGGCGCAGTTTAGGCTGCTATCCTACAAAGAAACAGGCGGTGCACCGGGAACGGCAGGTGGTTTTTTACAAAAACCTGTCGCACAGTAGCGGCGGCCCCGGTTCGCTGCGGGCTAAAGTCCGCAAAAAATCATTGAAATAATCGGGGGATTCTCCGCATGGGCTGTGGTGGATGCAGTGGCAGCAAGAACGGCAAGCCGAATTCGGTACCGAAACCCCGGCCGCCGAAACCCGCGAAGTGGCGCCAGTGTTCTGACCTGACGACCCTGTTTGCTGTTTGCGAACAGAAAACGCGGGAAGGACGCGGCCGTGGCTGATAACGTCGCGACCCAAATACTTGACGACCTGACCGAACATGATGTACAAAGGGCGAAGGTCGAAGGTGATCTGCGTCGCAGGATCGCGGCGCGCATGGACGATCTGGAAAAGGAACTTCGTCGATTGACGGAAGAAATCGACCCGGCAGGGACGCCGCGCATGGACGCCCAAAAACGACGGCTGGCGAAGCTGCAAACCGCCAGTCGCGAAGCTATCCGGCAAGCATACGCCGACCTTCACAGGATCACCCGCGGGCACGCCGTGCAAATGGGCAAGCTGGAATCGCAGGTGGTCGTCGACACAATGGAACATAATCTGCCATGATGCAAAACGCGAAAATTATTCAGCAGCTGGACGACCTTTCGGTGGAAGACTGGGCGACTGTGGTCGGCGCCGCTGCGAACAACAGATTCGAAAAAATGAAGTCGATGAACAGCAACGCGTCGATTTTTTACGACATTTCCCGGGCCTGTTCCCGGCTGCGGAAGATTCTGAAGCGGATCACGATCGCATAAGGACACGGCAATGATTCTATACGACAAGGACGGCAATTCGCTGGAAATCGACGACATTGCGCGGGCACTGCACAATATCGACACGGTTCACGGCATGGTTCACAAGGGCAAGCTGTTTTCCTGTGTGGCCGAAAATCAGACGCTGGCAAACAACGGTTATTTGTATATGCTGATCCAGCCGACGCGGTCCATGCACCTGCGGTACACCGGATTCTGCGGTGGTGACGCGCACGTGTGGCTGTACAAGAATCCGACATGGGCCGTCGCCAGTCCCGACGTGAAACTGGACACCGAACAGCACAACGACTTTTCCACGAAGACTTCCGGCGCGGTGATCACGCAGGACCCGTCGATTTCGTCGGCCGGTACTATCTGGGGCGCCCGGCTTCCGGTATTCGGCGGCAGCGGCGGCCTTTCCCGCGGAACCGCGCTGGATTTCAGTCATGAACGCATCCTGAACCCGGCGAACGAATACCTGCTGGCATTGCAGAATATTTCCGGGCAGGTACAGGACGCGCACATTCTGGTGAACTTTTACGAACCGGGCGCATAATGAATGGCGACAGAAATCCCGTTTACTGGAAAAACGCTGGACCCGGCAACCGCCGGCGCGATCGCTGACGACGTTCTGATTCAGGGCGCCCGGCCGGTCACGTGGTGGCGCCGGCAGGGAACCGACCTGCACAACAAGTTCATGGACACGGTGCGACAGTCCATGGAAGCCGGCGAAGGGATCGACAAAATGCGCAAGCGGATCGGCGGCGGCGTGATCGACGGCGTGCAGGTCCCGGGAATTATGGCGTCCAGCAAGGCGAACGCCGAAACACTGGCGCGCACCGCGGTGAACAAGGTCACGAACGAAGCCCGGCTGCGCACTTTCGAAGAAAATCCCGACATTATCAAGGGCCTGAAGCAAGTCAGCACGCTGGACAACCGCACGTCGGTGATCTGCGTCGCGTACGACGGCCAGACATGGCAAATCCCCGGGTACGAACCCATTCCCCCGTCGACCCTGCCGTTCAATGGCGGGCCGCCGCGGCATTTCAACTGCCGATCGACAACGGTCCCGATCCTGAAAAGCTGGGAAGAACTGGGCCTGCCATACAAGGACCTTTCGCCGTCGACCCGGGCCAGCATGGACGGACAGGTTCCGGCCGATCAGACCTTTGACAAGTTCCTGAAGAAAAAGGGGAAGACATTTCAGGACAAGCTGCTGGGGCCGGTGCGCGCCCGGCTATGGCGCAGCGGGAAAATTACCCTTCAGCAAATGCTGGATTTCCGGGGCCAGCCGCTGACGCCCGACGAACTGGCGGCACTGGCGAAGAAAAAGCGGGTAGCACGCCGGGCAGCCGCGGCCGCCGTACCGGTGGCGCCGACCCCGTCGAAGCCGACAGAACCCGCCGCGGTCGTACCGGAATTCAAGAATTCCGCGGAAGCCGAAACGTGGTATTCGCAGAACATGCTGCGCAAGGACAATACCGGGCTGGGCTGGATCAAGTCGTACGATCGGCAGGGCCTGCGGATTGTGGCCGAAGTCACGTACGAAATGAAACAGCGGTTCAATATGCAGCTGCCGTCCTATTTCGGCGATCCAGCAAAACACCCGAAATTTCGGTTCCGTAACAGCCGCGGCGCGCTGGCCAGCGTGCACATGCCGTCGGATTCGCTGCTGACGAAGACAACTGGGCTGAACAAGGCGCCAAATACGAAGCTGTTTGAACGGTACACGTCGGAACGGTACAAAAATTATCGCCTGAAAAAGACGGTGCGGCCGACATACACGCCGGGGCAGGTGTACAAGCGGCAGGACCCGATTCCGGTAGTCGACTGGATGAAAGCCGAAGCGGAAGCGATCGGGGACGCCCGGCTGCTGAAGGCGGTCGAACAGTCGATTGCCGCGGGGAACGAATTCACGGCCGGCGATTCGATCCTGACTGGCTGGCAGGATTTGGTCCGCAAGTCGTTCATTCACGAAACCGGGCACCGCGTCCATGCCCAGAACCTGCAAGCAATCGACGCGATTTTTGCCGACACTACCATGGACGCCCGGACCCGGTACCTGTGGAAGCGGCAAACGTCCGAATATGCGGCCACGAATGCGAAAGAATGGTTCGCCGAATCGTTCGTACATTATATTGAAGGCCGGCACGACAGGGTGTATCCGCCGCTGCTAAAATGGCTGAAAGCACACGACAAGGGGCTGTAAATGGCTGATAATATTTCGGAAGCAATAGCACTGATCCAGCTGGACAACCCGCCGGCGGACATCGAAGATCAATTAAAGGCGCTGGAAGCGAAGGCGTCCGACCTTGAACTGCTAGAATTCCCGTGGATTTGGGAAGCGTGGGCGACCCGTCAGGACGAACTGGGCGCCACGGAACTGAAGGACTGAATTAAAATCCGGGGCCTGAAATTTTAATTTGCGACTGCACTTGCAAAATACTTTTTAGTTCCTTAAAATTCGCAGTGTAACTTCTAATCAGCGGCAGGCGCCGCATTTCCTTTAGGGAGTAAAGGGCACATGGCAATCGAAACTTCGTACGATTCAGCAGACCAGATTCCGGAAGCAATACGGGACGATTACGCCGAAGTAGACGGCAAATATGTTCTGAAGGTACTTCAGGACTACGTTCCGAAAGACAACGTCGAAGACGTGTCGGGCCTGAAAAGCGCGCTGCACAAGGAACGCGACAACGGTCGCGAACTGGCACGCAAGCTGCGGCAGATTCAGGAACAGACCGCCGCAATCGACGTGGACGAATACAACGCCCTGAAGGAAGCACAGGCGAAAGCCGAAGAAGAACGGGCGAAGCGGGCTGGTGAATGGGACCACCTGAAAAACCAGCTGGTTACGAAACATACCGAAGATAAATCGGCATGGGAAAAGGAAAAAGCGGGCCTGCTGTCCGCGTTCGAAGGACAGGTGTCCGAAAACGCTGCAATGTCGGCACTGGCCGAACACAAGGGCAATCCGCTTTTCCTGAAAGCGCACGTACTGGGCGCGATCAAAGTAGTTCGGGACGACGCCGGACGGTTTGTGACACGGGTAGTCGATGACGCCGGCAACCCGCGCATGAACGGCGAAGGCAAGTTTCTGACAGTGTCGGATTTCGTGAAGGAATTGCGAGAAAACGACGCATTCGCTGGCGCCTTTACCGGGGCCGGTAGTTCGGGGGGCGGGACCCCGCCGGGCGCTGGTCAGGGTCAAGGGGCACGCGGCAAAGGTGGGATACCTTCCGATTTGAAGCGGGGAAGCATGACACCGCGTCAAAAGGTCGATTTCATCAGGGAACACGGCCAAGACGCATTCATGAAACTTCCCGCGTAAACTGACACACGTTTAAGGGAGTAAGGAAAAATGGCTGAAGGTACTCGCGAATCCTTTGCTGGCAGCGGTCGTCTGCCCGAAGGTTTGATTTATCCGGAACTTGTGCATTCCGGCATGGTGGAAACGCTGGTGCAGAACACCGACGCGTTCAACGCCGCGTCCATGGGCGCGATCCGCCTTGTCACCGCAATGCGCATGGGTGATTTTCATCAGGAATCGTTCTTTAAGAACGTGTCGAGCCTGATTAACCGTCGTGAAGTCGCAACTTCGCCGGCGAACCAAGCGGTCACGGCCAGCGCAGTTCCGGCTGACGAACGCATCAGCGTGAAACTGAATCGTCGGATCGGTCCGATTGATCAGACGCTGGACAGCTTCAAGAAACTGGGCATGAACGCCGATTTCGAAGTGCTGTCTATGCTTCTGGGCGGTCAGATCGCGAAGGCGTATCAGGTCGACCAGCTGAACACCGGCCTGCGCGCAGTGGCAGCTGCGATTCTGGGTCAGGCGGCACTGGTCACTGACGGCGAAGGTTCACCGCCTAACACGCTGGACACGATCGACCTTGTCAACGGTCTGGCGAACTTCGGCGATGCTGCCGACAAGATCGGTTTGTGGGTAATGCACAGCAAGGTGTATTACGATCTGGTCAAGGATCAGATTACCCGCAACATCGACGGCCTGTCGAACTTCAACGTCGCCAGCGCGACCCCCGTCACCCTGAACCGTCCGGTTCTGGTCACTGACAGCGCCGCGCTGATCAACACGAATGTGTCCCCGACCCGGAACCAGTATTACACGCTGGGGCTGGCCGCTGACGCCGTCGTGCTGGAAGACAGCGAAGACACCTTGATGTACACCGACGTGATCACCGGCAAACAGAACATCACTGTTCGTTTGCAGGGCGAAGGTGCGTACAACGTGTCCTGCAAAGGTTTCAAATGGGATGTCGCCAACGGCGGCGTGAACCCCAACGATACCGCACTGGCCACGTCGACGAACTGGGACAGCGTAATGGACAGCGTCAAGGACCTGTCCGGCGTGCTGATCAAGTCCTACTAATAAGGGCGCCGAAACGCGGTCGGGGGAAACCCCGGCCGCACTTTTTACGATCTGGGAGTATGCAGAATGTCGAATGACGAACAAGCAACGCATCACCGCATGGCGAAACTGTACTTCAAGTTCGATTCTGGCCAAATGGCAAAGGACATGGCCGGACGGGTACGCAGTCAATCGTCAATGTGCAATATTATTGATCAGGCGCACTTTCAGGGACCTGAACACGTCGAAGCCTGCCAGCTGGTGCTGATCCAGCGCAGTGCACCGAAAGCGAAGCTGATCGCGACCTGTTACGAAAAGTTCGGAAACGACGGCGTGCAGATCGCATTTTTCGACGACGAAGGAAATGTGGTGGCAGAAAATGACCTTGAACCTGAAAAGCCTGAAGCCGTTTCCCGACCTGTGGCCGAAGACGAAGACACCGGACCCAGTATCGACACCGGAACCGGTGGACCTGCGGGTATTTCGGAAGGGGATTCCGAAAGCGATCCCGGCGATACAGACGGCGTCGGAATTTCTGTCGACTAACCTTCGCGGGCCTGCGTTCAAGCGCGGGCCGACTGCGATTTGCGGATACGATCCCGCAATTCTGGATTTCGTTTCGGACCGGGCGCGGCTGGTGCACCTGTTCGAAACGGATTTTCGGGACCATTCCCTGATCGAAGGGCCTGTGTCCCGGGCACGGCCGCCGCGGCTGTCAGGGAAGACCGTCTGGGCTAACGACCCGGACCTGCCGTTTTCCCCGTCGCAGTACGGCGCAGCCGTGATTTTGCACGACATCCCAGAAAGGGATATTCTGGGATTCGTTTCGTCGGCGCGCATTCTGGGGCCGCTGCCGGTGGTGAAAGAATTTCTGCGGGGACGAAAATTTTTCATCCTGAACCGGTGCGCGAACTGGGTCTGCGTCGAACTTACTTGAACCAAAGGTGGGCGATATGATCACAGTTCAACAGAATGCGACGGCTTACAATTCCTTTATTTTGCGGGACAAAAAGGGCGACCCGGTCGATGCTGACGCGGGTTCCCCGGGCGGGGTTTCGGCCATTGCCGTGACCCTGAACGGTGTCGCGAATGCGGCAATCGTTCCGACGATCGAACAGGCCACGGACGGCAATTCGCCGGGCGTGCCGATCACCGGCCAGTACGAAATTTCCTTTCCGACGAATTACGCCGGCGTGGCGCCGGGCGACGTGATCGTGGTCCGGATTCAGGCGGTGATCGCGGCGAAGGTGAAAACCGCCCTGCTGAAATTTGTTGTCGATCCGGGCGACATTGCGGAACCGTCCATTGACGTGTCGTAATGTCTACGATCCCGCTGTACACCGGCGACCGGTATTACCGGGCCGTGGTGGTGCGGGACGGGCGCGGAGTCCCTACGAACCCCGACGCATCCCCGACGGCCGTCGTGTACAAGAACGGCGCGCCGTCCGGGGTTCCTGTTACGACGCAGGCGCTGTCGGGATCGCCGGGATTTATCGCGGCATTTGATGTTCCGCCGGCCATTCCCGGGGACGACTGGTCAATGCTGGTTTCGGCCGCGGTCGACGGCCGGCCGATTGACCGGTGGATTCACCTTGCAAACGCGATTTTTCCCGGCGGCACGGTTCACCGCGGGTTCATAACCCGGGATCGCCGCGGGGCCGGGGTTCCGCCGGCGGTCGTGTCGGCGACTGTGTGGCGCAATGGCGCTGCGCAGCCCGTTCCTGTTACAATAACGCCGGAAGGGTCGCCGAACCATGGCCGGCACATGCTGTCGTTCACGGTTCCCGCCAGCTGGACACCGCAGGACGACGTTCAGGCGCTGATCGAAGCCGTGGTGCAAGGGAAGACGGTCAGGCGCTACCAGTGGGTCGGCCGGGTCGTACAGCCGGCTGACGTGACCATTACGATCAACAGGCTGCGGATCATGGCTGACGAACAAACACTGGTAATTCAAAATGATGAACAGCGGACGGTGATCGCCAGCGATGAACAGGCCGTAACGGTGGCCGACATCGAACAGGCGGTGACTGTGGCAGAAACGGAACAAGGGGCTGTGGTCTAATGTCTGAATGCAATGAATCCGAAATTAACCTGTGTCGGTTCCGCGGGGACACGTATCCGGCAAAATTCCGTGCGACAAACGAAGGTTCGCCGCAGGTGCTGGACATCACCAGCTACGCGTTTCTTATGACGGTCAACAGTGTAAAGTCTCCCGACGCAAATTCGTCCCCGATCGTGGGCGACCAGAAATTTCAGATCACTGGGACGATCACCGACGCCGCGACTGGCCGGTTCGAATTTCAGTACACCGGCAGTCCGGCACCGCAGCTGCTGGACCCCGGGACGTATTATTACGACGTGCAAATGACTGACGGCACCGGTGATATTCGAACGATCATCAAGGGCAAATACACCATAAAACAGGACATTACGAAATGAGTCTAGTCGTTGAAGATGGCACAGTGGTTTCCGGGGCGAACAGTTTCGTCGATCTGGCGACGGCCGACGCGTACTTTGACGCCCGGCACGACGACGCATGGGCAGCTGCCACGGACAACGCGAAGGAACGGGCGCTGGTGCTGGCCAGCGACTACATGACGCAGGCATGGCGCCTAAAGTGGCGCGGTTCCCTGACGAACGCGACCCAGCCGCTGACGTGGCCGCGGTCCGGCGTCCCGGTCCCCGATTTCTTCGACCCATTCGACAAACAAACGAACATCCCCATTCAGTTTTCCGACACGTACTGGCTGGGAACCGACGTGATCCCGCAGGAAATCAAAGACGCCCAGCTGCTGTTAGCCCGGGCGCAAATGGACGACAGCGGCGCGGTGACGAATACCCTTCAGGTGTCACTGGGGCGCCAGACGAAGCGCGAAAAGGCCGGATCGCTGGAAGTGGAGTACATGGCACCGGGCGACGGCGGGGACGCGCGTCAGACGACGTATTACTGGGACGCCGAACGCCGTGTGCAGCCGTTCTTCAACCCGACAAGCGGTATCGTCGGTTCGCTGGTGCGGTCGTAATGCCGGGGAAACTTGACAGTCTGCAAGGCGTCGCCACGGCGCTGATCAAGGATTTCGGCAAGGTGTCGACCCTGCGGACTGTGTCGCAGACTTTTTCTGCGGTAACAGGGACGACGACCGAAACCGTGACCGACACGACCGTGTATGCAACGCCGCCGGAACCGTACAAACAGTACCGGGTCAACGGCGACACGATTCGTTCCACGGACCTGAAGACACTGATTCAGGGCAAGGGTTTGTCGCCAAAGGTGGGCGATCGCCTGATTTA